TGGCGTTCGAGTTTGGGCAGACTCATGCGTAGCCACGATGGGCGGATTTGTGCTTTCATGGTAACTCCTTAGCATTACAGTGGAAAATCACTGGCAAAATCTTAACACGGATTTTTGAAAATGTGTCTGACGAAACCCGCATGAATACTGGGTTTGCCGAGAGTGTGGCAAAAAATCTATCGGTTGGAAACAGACACATATCGGTAAGACTGTTTAATAGGTCTTACGCAGGGCGAGAATACATGGACATATAAAAGTAGGTTACTACTATTAAATAGATTTATATAGATAGATGTGTTGCCAGAAATTGTGTAGACCCGCATAAACACTGGGTTTGCGCTGACCACAAAATTCAAAACGCGTGTAAAGATTTTGCCAGTGTAAATTTAACATGTAAAGATTACCTTCCGTGCCGTGGGACACTGTGTCCCACACAGGTTCGTTTAATTTCCTCCCATGCCTCGGCCTCAAGGGCCTTGTGGGCGATGATCTTCTTGCGGTTCGCCTCTCGCACATCGGCTCGTATCTGTTCTCTAAGAACACGCAACTCCTCGGGGAAGGGGTTGAAGATGAGTTTGCCTTGGTGGATGTTGGCGTGCTTTTGCTTGCGGTGTTTCATGATTCATTCTCCGAGGTTAAGGTTGTGGAACAACTCGCAGGCGAGTTGGAAGATGGGCGGGTTCTCGCCGTTGCATGAGTGGTTGATTGCGTATTCCAAGACTGCGCCGAGAGACGCAACTTGCTCACGGGTCAGAGTCTGCGGTTGCAGGGTCTGCATTTGCCACGCCCAGAGGTCTGGGGTTCTGTGAAAGGTTGGCCCGAAGGTTTGCCCATCAATGGCGGATTGCCACCCTGCGGTGACGGATTGGGATGAAATGTTCATGTCGTTTTCCTTTCGTTAGACATGGGATGAAACAGCGGCCAGACCCCACGCCTGTGCCGCTTGAGAAAAACTGCGTGGGACATGGTGTCCCACCAAATTACAGGGCATTGAGCAGTGCCTTGGCGTTGCGGATTTGAGCGGCAAGGTCTTTGCCCTCGAAGTGCGACAGAAAATCCATCGCCAAATCACGATGTGCTTTGCTCACTCGGGCGTGGCTTTGCTCGGCCTTGGGTTTCTCGGGCGTGAACCAGACCATCACATTGCGTTGCCACGACTTGCGTGCGGCATCGTTGCGCGTCTCGCGGGTTGACTCGGCGCCATTGAAGAACACGGCGCGACCCTTGCCATCCCATGTGTAGTCGCACTTGTATTTCTCGGCGTGAACCGCCGCTAGGCGTTCCAATGCCGTGGGACAGGGTGTCCCACCGAGTGCTTTCGCTAGGGCTTGCATGGATGCGCCATACGATGCGCCAGCACGAAGGAACTCGGCGTAGTCGGTCACGGCTTTGTTGATGAGAGCGTTTGTGTTCATGGAAGTTTCTCCTGTTGATTGATGAACATATCGGTGAGAACCGCCCCACCGACAAACTCAATTATGCGAATCCCTGTTTCAGCCCTAGGCGTGAGCGTTGCCGTTTGCCTAGCCGAACCCCACTACACCCCCACCACCCTGTTTGGCAAAGCAGACCCCGTCGTGACGTGAACACTGTTTCCCACCCGCTCCCAGCACTTTTGTAATACTTAATACAACAAACCCACCCCCTATCCAAAATTTTGACCCCACGCAAAAATTTCTATAAAAATTCCAGAGAACCTATGTCCAACGTTAGACACACCAGCAAAGAAAAAAGCCCCCAGCATTTCTGCCGGGGGCTAAAGAGGGGGAGTACCTCCATCCCTACAGGAGAAAGCAAATTGGCAACTGCTTGCCTACTTGCAAATTCGAGTGTACAGTACGCCCATCCGGTAAGCAAGGGGTGCAACCCCAAATCCGCACATGCTTGATCACTTGTTAAATTTTGACCCCGAGATCGCCCCAGCAGGCGAGGGGCCAACACCTGTTGAAAAACACAGTGTGGCGCAAGTCATTGACGCACAAGTCTCCACCGCCGACTTCCTTGAGTCTTTGGGTTCCCCCACCGCCGAGGCGGCAATATCCGAGATTGAACAGAAGGCGGCACGCCAAGCCTTCAACGCCGTCGTCACCCAAGACGAGGATGCCCACCACCGCCTTGCCCAGATCGAGACCCCAGCGGCTGTGCGCCATCTGGTGGGGATGCTGACCGCATACGACTGGGAATTTGTACAGCAGGCCAAGCAGTTGCGTGGGTACACGGTGGCCAAACTCTTGGAAGAGTGTGAGCACACAAACGCAAACATCCGGCTCAAAGCGCTGGCCTTGCTTGGCAAGGTGACGGAGGTTGGGCTGTTCACGGACAAGATTGAGGTCAAGAAGACCGATCTGACCGAGGACGAGATCGACCGCAAACTCAAAGAGAAGTTGGCCAAGTTCATGGACATCGAGGACGCAGAGCCAACCGACATCGAAATAAAACACCACACCCCAGATGACAACCAACCCACCGCTGACGCCTGAACAGGCCAAGGCCCTGTTTCAAAACCTCTCGCGGATGACCTCCGCAGAGAAGGTGGAGGCGTTGGAGTTGCTGGAAAAAGCAGAAGAAAATAAAAAGAAAAACGCCGCCAGAACCGACATGATCGAGTTTGCCAAGGCGGTCTACCCCGGCTTCAAGGTGGGGCCGCACCACAGGAAACTGGCCAAGTTGTTCACACGCGTGATCAACGGCGAACTCAAACGCCTGATCATCAACATCGCCCCTCGTATGGGCAAGTCAGAATTCTCGTCCTACCTATTCCCCGCCTATTTCCTAGGTAATTTCCCTAATAAGAAAATCATCATGGGCACCCACACCGCAGGTCTGTCGGAGGACTTTGGTCGGCGTGTCAGGAACTTGCTTGACGATGAAGAATATGTATCACTCTTTCCAAACACAAAAGTGGCCGACGATCAAAAGGCGGCTGGCAAGTGGTCGACCAGTGCTGGTGGCCAGTATTACGCGGCTGGTGTGGGCGGTGCTCTGGCTGGCCGGGGTGCTGACTTGTTTGTCATTGACGACCCCCACTCTGAACAAGATGTAAAGGCCAACTCACGCTTGGCGTTCGATACGGCGTGGAGTTGGTTCCAGACCGGCCCCTTGCAACGTCTGATGCCGGGGGGCGCCATCATTATCATCATGACCCGGTGGGGGAAGTTGGATCTAACAGGAAGACTGTTAGATTACCAGACCAAGAACCCGGAGTCCGACCCGTGGGAGGTGGTGGAACTCCCAGCCATCCTGAACGAGGGCGAAGAGAACGAGAAGAGCCTCTGGCCAGAACAGTGGCCGCTCGAAGCCCTGAAGTCCAAGAAAGCCGCCATCGACCCCCAGTACTGGAACGCCCAGTACATGCAGAATCCCGTCTCAAATAATGCCGCCATCATCTCTCGCTCCGCTTGGCGGACATGGCCCCTTGACGAGCCACCCCGCTGTGAGTACATCATCCAGTCTTGGGATACGGCGTTCGAGGCCAAGACCAGCGCCGACTATTCGGCCTGCACCACGTGGGGCGTGTTCTACAACGAGGAAGAGCGCGATCAGGCGCAGGTGATATTGCTGGATGCGTTCAAGGACAGGATGCAGTTTCCGGAACTCAAGTCCGTGGCTCTGAAACACTACAAGGAGTGGCAACCTGATGCGTTCGTCGTTGAAAAGAAGGCGGCTGGAGCGCCGCTGATTCAGGAGTTGCGCAACATGGGCATCCCGGTTCAGGAGACCAACCCTAGCCGTGGCAACGACAAGATAGTAAGATTGAACGCGGTGGCCGACCTTTTTGCCTCTGGCATGGTCTGGGCACCAGACACCCGCTGGGCGCGGGAGGTGATCGAGGAAGTGGCGTCTTTCCCCAACGGCGAGAACGATGACTTCGTGGATACGACCTCACAGGCGCTGATGCGGTTTCGGCAGGGCGGTTTTATTAGGCTTGATTCAGATGAGCCTGACGAGCCGAGGTTCTTCAAACGCAGAACGCATGCGTACTACTAACAAAAAAAGGAGAAAGTAAATGCAACGACGCACATTCATCACAGCCGCACTGGCGGCGCTTGCCACCCCCTATTTACCCGCCGTTGAGGCCGGTACTGCGATTCCCGATCCTGTCAAAGCATGGAACGCCGAGACGCTAACTGCCGCGCTGGAGCAGATGTTTCAGTGCCAGACAGGGCCTGTGGGGCCGCTGTTTGATATGGTGATGGGCGTGCCAACGGCGGCACGAAAGATTGAAAAACCGCATCCGTTGTACCCGAACCTCACGATTGAAGACACGGCAGAACCGACCGATCCAAAGCAACGCTACTTCTATGAGACCTATGCCTGCGCCATCGAGGGTGGGGATGCCAAAGAGGCCGAGGCGCGACTGGCCAACCACTTCTACGATGCGTTCTCTAAACTGCCCGCCGGGCAGTTGGTGTGGCGTGTCAAGCCTCAGTTTGCAAGCCACGAAGATGTTCGTTGGGGCGTGACCTACGCTACCCGAGAGCAGATTGAAGACCAGCAATACGACTTGGCAAATTTGCCAGAAGATGGACAATACGACTTGGAGACAGGGTGGTACCGGCAGGTACTGAGCAAAACCAAGTTGCACAAAATGCGCATGCGTCTGGTGCTTCCGCACCTCTATGACCATGAAGATGAAACTGTTGCGATCCCCGAACTGATTAAACCAGAGGGCGCACGAATCACAAGGATGATTTAAATGGCCACGAACATCGACAAGGGACTCTACTCAGCCCCCACTGGCATCGAAGAACTTGCACAGGACGAAGAACCGATTGAGATCGAGATTGTTGATCCGGAGCAGGTGACGATTGGTATTGATGGCATGGAGTTGACCATCACCCCGGGGGAGGACGAAGAGGGGTTTGATCGCAACTTGGCCGAGGACATGGACGAGGGTGAGTTAAACACCCTTGCCAGTGAGTTGGCCTCTGACATTGAGACCGATCTGGGATCGCGCCGTGAGTGGGAGAAGTCCTACGTGGCGGGCTTAAAACTGCTGGGCTTGCAGTACGAAGAGCGCACTGAGCCTTGGGACGGGGCGTGTGGCGTGTTCCACCCCATGATCACGGAGGCTGTTGTCAAGTTCCAGTCCGAGTCCATCACCGAGACATTCCCTGCTCAAGGGCCTGTGAAAACAAAAATTCTGGGCAAGCAGACGCCAGACAAAGAAGAAGCCGCCACTCGTGTTCAAGACGACATGAACTACGAGTTGACAGAGGTGATGCGCGAGTTTCGCCCTGAGCATGAACGCATGCTGTGGAGTCTCCCCGCCACTGGCTCGGCGTTCAAAAAGGTCTACTACGATCCCAACTTGGGACGTCAGGTCAGTATGTTCATACCGGCTGAGGACATCATCCTGCCCTACGGTGCGACAGACTTGGACACCTGCTACCGCGTGACTCACGTCTTGAGAAAGACAAAAAGCGAGATTATCAAGTTACAGCAGGCGGGGTTCTATCGCGACATCGAGTTGCCCGGGCCGGACAAATCCAAGACCGACATCCAGCAGGCCAAGGACAAGGAGACCGGGTTCAGCGCCAACGATGACGACCGCTACACGTTGTATGAAAGCCACGTTGACTTGGTGATCAAAAGCGACGAATATACAGAAGCCGGGGAAGATGGGGAGCCGGTTGGCATCACGTTGCCGTACGTGATGACGATACTGAAAGGATCGAACGATGTCTTGGCAATCCGACGGAATTGGAAAGAAGACGACACACTCCACCTCAAGCGACAGCACTTCGTCCACTACCAGTACATCCCCGGCTTTGGAGCCTACGGCTTCGGACTCTTCCACCTCATTGGTGGATACGCCAAGAGCGCGACCAGCATTATGCGTCAACTGGTGGACGCAGGAACTCTATCTAACCTCCCCGGAGGACTTAAAACGCGCGGCCTTCGCATTAAAGGTGATGACACGCCGATTGCCCCGGGAGAGTTCAGGGACGTAGACATTGGCTCGGGGGCACTGAGAGACAACATACTGCCCCTGCCCTACAAAGAGCCAAGCCAAGTGCTGGCTCAGTTGATGAATCAGATCGTGGAGGAAGGCCGTCGCTTTGCGGCAACGGCTGACTTGCAGGTCTCTGATATGTCGGCTCAAGCGCCGGTGGGCACCACGCTGGCTCTGTTGGAGCGGCAGTTGAAAGTGATGACGGCTGTCTCCGCCCGTCTGCACTTTTCGTTCAAGCAAGAACTCAAACTCTTGGCGGGGCTGATCCGTGACTACACGGACGATGACTATGACTACGATCCGGTCGATGCACCCCGCAAGGCGAAGAAGTCGGACTACAGCCACGTCGAGATCATTCCTGTCAGTGATCCCAATGCGGCCACCATGAGTCAGCGCGTGGTGCAGTACCAAGCCGTTGTTCAGATGGCTCAGATGGCACCGCAGATTTACGACTTGCCCAAATTGCATAGGGGCATGCTTGAAGTTTTGGGCATCAAGAACGCCGCTGAGTTGGTGCCTTTGCCTGAAGATCAGAAACCACGCGATCCGGTGTCCGAGAACTCGTGCGTCTTTAAGGGCGAACCAGTCAAAGCGTTCTTCTACCAAGACCACGCCGCCCATATTAAGGTACACATGTCTGCCATGCAGGACCCCACAGTTGCACAACTGATTGGGCAGAATCCGCAGGCGCAGAAAATCATGGCGGCTATGGCGGCACACATCGCAGAGCACGTGGGCTTCCAGTATCGTCGCCAGATTGAGGATCAGATGGGCATGCCTCTGCCCCCAGAGGACGAGAAACTGCCGCCGCAGATTGAGTTGCAACTCTCCAGCATGATGGCGCAGGCCGCACAGCAGGTTCTTCAGCAGAATCAAGCCGTGGCCGCACAGCAACAAGCCGCTCAACAGGCCCAAGACCCCGTTGTTCAGATGCAGATGCAGGACTTGCAGATCAAAGCACAGAAAGTGCAGGGCGACTTGGCGATCAAACAGCAAGAGTTGCAGTTGAAAGCCCAAGAACTGGCGGCAAAACAGGGCGAAGACCCCCAGATGGCCGCAATGAAGATGCAACAAGAACTGCAAGCCAACGCCGCACGTCAGAAACAGGACTTGCAAGCCAACGCCATGCGGCAACAACAAGATATGGCCGCGCAACGCGCCAAGTTGGCCATGTCTATGCAGGAGCACGCAGTCAAAATGCGGCAAAAAGCGCAAGAACATGCCCAGAAAATGGCCATGAAACAACCAAAGGAGAAACCAACTAAATGATCCAAGACTTCGCACGCGTATTGCGCGAAAAAATACGCACCGACATGAACAACTACGCCGATGATCTGGCGGGTGGAGCGTGTCGCTCTTTTGACGAATACCAAAAACTCTGTGGTGTCATTCAAGGTCTAGCCATCGCAGAGCGTCATTTAATCGACCTTGCCGAGAAAGTAGAGAAATCAGATGAGTGAAATCATTCTGCCCCCGGGCATCAGCCTGCCACCCACGATCCAGCCCAAAGAAGAGCCGGAACAGAACGCAACGCCTGAAGAGAAGGCGACGAGTCTGCCCGACCCAACTGGTTGGAAACTGCTCTGCGTTGTCCCCGATGTTTCCGAGAAACTCGATGGCACCGACTTGGACTTGGTCAAGCCCACGTCCTTCATGAAACAGGAAGAACACGCGACCACCGTGCTGTTCGTTCTGAAAGTTGGCCCCGATGCCTACAAAGATAAGGCCAAGTTCCCCACGGGCGCTTGGTGCGAAGAGGGCGACTTTGTCTTGGTGCGAACGTACTCTGGTACCCGCTTCAAGATTTTTGGCAAGGAGTTCCGTCTGATCAATGACGATCAGGTGGATGCAGTCGTGCAAGACCCGCGTGGCATCACACGCGTTTGAAAGGAGCAACCATGGCAGACTTTAAGTTTCCCGACGAAATAGACGGGGCAGAAAATAAGAACCAAGATCAAGACATCGAGATCAAGGTTCAAGACGACGAAGTCGAGATTGACATCGTTGACGATACCCCTGAGCGTGATCGAGGCCGCAAGCCTTTGGAGCGCGAGGTCAATGATCCCACTGACGAAGAACTGGATACATATACAGAAGGCGTCAAAAAACGCCTGAAAGAACTCACCCACGCTCGTCATGACGAGCGCCGTGCCAAAGAAGCCCTTGCTCGGGAAAAAGCCGAGTTGGAGCGTCTGGCCATGGCCATGATAGAAGAGAACAAAAGGCTTAAACAGCACGTTCAATCTGGGTCTGAGCAAGTCAGCAACTTGGCGCAACAAGCGGCAGAGGCCAAACTTAAAGAAGCCCGACAAGCCTTGAAGACTGCGCAAGAAGCGTACGACACTGACGCTATCATTGCCGCCCAAGAAGCGTTGGCCGAAGCCACATGGGAAGTGAAAAACGCAAAAAATGTTGCCCGCCCCTCTTTACAAGAGCGTGAAGAAGAGGTACAAACATACCAACCGCAACCCCAACAGGTGCGACCGGACGAAAAAACACTGCGCTGGCAGGCAAAAAACCAGTGGTTCGGAGCATCGGGGTTCGAGGAAGTTACCAGTTTTGCACTAGGACTGCACCAAAAACTAGTTGCCAACGGGATTGATCCCCGCTCTGACGAATATTTCGAGCAGATTGACGCTCGCGTGAAGTCCAAGTTCCCCGAAGTTTTCGGTGAGGAGGACGAAAAGCCACGGTCTCAAGGGACTCCGGCTAAAAAACCAGCATCTGTTGTGGCTCCTGCCAGTCGTTCGACTGGTAAGAAAAAGATTGAATTGACTCCTTCGCAAGCCGCGTTAGTGAAGAAATTCAAACTTGATCCC